GCCATGGCGAGCTCAGCAAACTGGTTGACGCCCTGGATGCTGCCGCCGCTGCCCTGCGGGAGCAGTCGGATGCCCTGCGGGTTGGGCATCATCTGTGGCGTTGCCGGCGCTGCCACGTTCGGCGCTGCCGGCCGAATGAAGCTGTCAACCGAGCGAGCGGTCGGCCGAATCTGATTCAGCGGAAGGTTGTCAGCCATTACTTGCCTGCCACGCTCTTGAGCTGGGCAAAGGTGTTGAAGCCAGCGCTCACGCCGCCCACCAGGCCGCCCATGATCCGCAGGCCAGCGGCAGCGCCACTGGGCCCAGAGCCGGTCATCGTCGGGGCCGGGGCCTCAAGCAGCGCCGGCAGCGGCATGAACGGAGCCATCGGCTCCATGTATGGCTGCGCCTCGTAAAAGCTCTGCGAGTTGTACTGGCTCAGGTACTGCGCCACCGCGCCGGCCTGCTCGCGGCTGTATTGCCGTGTCCTGAGGCCCTCGTTGATGTCCTGAATCGTCTGGTAGTCGCCCACCTGGCGGGCGTAGTCGTTGATCAGTCGATCCACCGATCCACCCTCTTGGCCGCCAGCCATGGCCCGGCTGCGGGCCTTGAGCGCTGCCACCTGGTACTGCTGAAAGGCGACGGCTTCGCTCATCGAGGCCTCAGCGGCGGCCTGGTTGATCGCCTCGCTGCTGCGCACAAAGGCAGCCCCAGCCGCTGCCCGCGTCTGGCCCACCACATCCGCCTGGGCAATCTCCTTCAGCCGCTCGTAGTTCTGCAGGCTGCGGCTGTAGGCCAGGTTCTGGTTGTAGTTGACCGTCTCCTGCCAATAGTTGTATTCGGCGTTGGCGTTCGTGATGCGCTGGTTGAAGCCCGCTTGCCACTGCGCAAACTTTGTGTTGGCGTTCTGGAACGCCCTCTGGTTCACGTAGTCCTGCTGGGCCGCAGCGCTCTCGGCCATGCCGCCGAGGATCCCCATGCCGCCCTGCAGGCCGCCAAGGATTAGCCCTCCAACAAGGGGGTCCATCAGGCAGTCCTCCAGAAGTGACAGAACAGCTGCGCGCTGCGACCCTTGGGCTCAGGGGTGTCGATCGTGAAGCCCAGGTGCTGCAGCCACCGCAGCGTCCGCAGGTTGGACGCCAGGGCCCAGTTCTCCAAGCACAAGTGGCCACCAGCCAGAAGCTCATCAACCCAGGCCCGGCCGCCGCGGATGAACTGGCGGCGATGGCTGGCAGTCGCCAGCAGCTCCTCGGTGCCAAGCAGCCAGATCAGCGAACCGTTCATACCGCAGATCCCCACCGGGCTCTCATCATCTGCATCTATGCAACGACAGATTGCGCTGTTTTTCCAGCTCTGAAGCACAGCTTCTTCCCCAGCCAGGCCGTGGCTGTAGAGGACCTCCAGCCGATCCTGATACCGCAGGCGCTCTGCGATGTGCTGCACCCGTGCAGCCGTTGGCTCGGCCCACCTCATCGCTGCAGGCTCTGGGCTTGGCTGGTCACAAGACCCACCCACTCCACCGTGCTGAACTTGCACGGGTGGATGGTGTCGTTGTGGATCTCGACGATGCAGTTCTCGCCCTTGCTGGCAATCGGGATCTGAAACACGCCCTCGAAGTAGCGCCCGGTCTCGGGGTCGTAGCCATTGGGCAACGCGCTGCCCAGCACTGAATTGCGGCTGCCCAGCACTGCTCCATCGAACTTGTAGAGCGCCATGTCGCGGCGCTCAGCCATCACGCGCACCTCAAAGTACAAGGTCTCGTGATACCGCAACTTGGCATGGCGAATCTGTGTGCGCTCAACGTTCGCCGCAACCTTCCCACCGCCTACCTCCTTGTAAAGCTTGAAGCGAGTGAAGCGGTACACGAAGTCGTAGGCCTCGCCAAAGAACACTGGTTTGGCTGACCAGTCACCGTTGGCCACGATCGTGGTGCCGCTGCTTGCTGAACCCAGCAACACTCCGCCATTGGTGCTTGGGCCATAGCCAGACCAGGCCTGCGTTGGCGCCTTGATCGTGTAGGGCAGGGTCCAGGTGGTCTGCTTGGTGGTGGCGTTGTAGCTGCCAGACGCCACCCGGATCGCCGCCGGCGTCTCTGTGGTGGTGGACACCCGCCGGTCCAGCAGCAGCGGGTAAGGGTTGGGCGCAACGTCACTCAGCCGGTCAGCCACCGGCATCTTCTCGAGCCACACCTCAGTGCCGTACTCCACCAGCAGGTACATCACCTCCTGCACGCACAGGATCTGCAGGATCTTGTCGGCGCTATTAAGCCGCCAGTGGCTCCAGCTGCTCTGCGCTCGCTCAGCCCCACTGCCAGTGTTCCGGTAGAAATACTTGTAGACGTAGACCCGATCAGCAAAGCCGCTCTTGCTGGACACGGCAAACCAGCTGTTGCCGGTGTCGTTCGCCGCCAGCTTGAACACATCCGCCGGGATGTAGCTGCTCACATACCCCGTCAGGTCTGACGCATCTGCCACCAGGGCCGTGCCCGCACCGCGGACGCTGAACTCCCGAAACTGGCTCCACTGCCCATTGGCCTGGCAGAAAATGATGGTCCCTTGCACCGGGATGGGCCTGCAGTTGGGGTCGATCTCGTACTGCGTCAGCACCGTGATCACTGCGCTGGCTGGCGTCAGGATCGTCTCGGCCGCATTGAAGCGGAACTGGATCTGATCGCTGAAGATGATCAGCTCGTCCTGGTACGGGATCGCGTAGCGCAGCACCGACACCCGGTTGTTGCTGGCTGTCAGGTCGATCGGATCGGTGTCGAGCACCGCCGTGACCGTCTCTGGGAAGAAGGCAAAGAAGTCCCGCGTGCGGCTGAGGATGACATTCTCATCCGCCAAGAATCCCAGCCGGTTCTTGTAGATGAAGACGTCTTGGATCGGGTAGCCAATAAAGCTCGGGCCGGGCGCTGTGTCGTAATCACCCGCACCCCTCTGGCCCCAGGTGGGGATCGTGACGGTGTTGGGCGCCGATCCAGCGGTGGCGCCATTGGCCGGGCCAAACCAGAACGTCGCCGGTGTCGTTGGCAGCCTGACCAGCAGATGCGGCATGGTCGCCGGGTTGAGCTTGTATTCGACGCCAGGGCTTACGGTCTCCTGCCAGCTGCCCTCGCCAAAGGTGCCGCTGCGGGGCACAAACGTGACGTAGTAGCCATCGAACTTGTTCCCCGGATCGCCCACCACCTCGATCTGGTAGCCCGCTGGTGCAATCGTCGGCAGCTCAGTGAAGGCCTGCACTGCTCCGGTGATCGCCGTGATGTCGGCGTTGGCACGGGCATCAGAAGCCGCGATTGTGATCGCGCTGCTGCTGGTCAGATGCAGCACCGAGCCACTGCGAGCAATCGTCACGCCCGTCAACGGGCCCGCCGTGTGCGTGCTGATCGTTGCCACCTGCACAGGAGTGGCGTCAGTGCCGCCCTCGAGCAGGTTGCGGGCCACAAAGATCTTGTCGCCCGTGCGATAGCCCCTGCCGGCAGCATTGCCGATTGCCACCGCGGTCACTGCCGAAGCGTTGCCGGTGACATTCACTGTCAGCCCGCTGCCACCCTCGTCCGTGGTGGTGGCCAGGTTGTTGTTGGTGGCGTTCAGCGTGGTAGCAGAGGCCGTCAACGTCAGCGCCGTCGCGGGTCCACCCACAAGCGCACCACGTAATTGGCTGGCGATCTCAGCCGTGCTGATCCGGTTCTCGATGGTGTTGCCACCGCTGACAACCACTGGCGCCACCGCTGTAATCACGGTCGCCTGCTGGCTGTTGACGTTGAGCGAGTAGCGCTGGCCGTAGTTCGCGGCCTTGACCCACACCAGGGCCTCGTGCGCTGCAGGCCGGGCCACAGCAGGGGCCAGCGCCACGTCCATCGCCGGCACCGCCCGGGTGTTGCTGATGAAGGTGTAGTCCGCAATCGACGCGGCTCTGATGTCGCTCTTGGCGCTCACCACTGAGGCCAGGTAGTTGTAGGCGTTGTTGGCGGCGGTGACCGTTTTCTCGCTGCCATCAAGGCCGAACACTCGGATCGCTGTCTTGGCGATCACCACCAGGTACTGCTCGTCCGCATCGCGGAGGATCTGGTGGAAGTAGACGTCGCCAAAGCTGGTGTTGCTGACCTTGGCGATGCAGCTGGTCGATTCTCGCTTGCGCAATCCTTCGGCCAGGGAGCTCATTCCATTGATCTGAAGCTCGCCCTGGCTGGGCTCCCGCTGCGCGTCGGGCTGCTGGCTGATCCCTTGGATCAGGTTGGGGATGGTGTAGCTGACGAGATTAGCCACGCAGATACCCCCGGTTGCGACCCAGCAGGCCCAGCCCAGGCGAGTAGGTCGGGAACGGCTTGAAGCCCGGCCCACCCGTCAGGCTGTTGGCTTGGGCCTGCTCGAGCTCAACACGCTGCAGCTCGACCAGCGCGTTCTGCTCATCCAGCGCCGTGTATTTGAAGATCGCGTCAGAGCTCAGCACACGGTCGCTGAACCCCCGCGCTGAGCGGATCGTCACCCAGCGATTGAACGCCTCTGGGCACTCGTCCCAGGCCAGCAACCACACCACGTCGGCTTCGAGGCTGTTGACCTCAGGACTCAGCGTGTAGGTCCGCTTCTCTTTGTCGTAGACCCGCTGGCCTCGCAGCTGGAATCGGCCGGCCCAGCGGTAGGCATCAGTGGCAAACGAGACCACGTTGGTCGGCACCGTGATCTGGTTGGTGTTGCTGTCCTTGGCGAACTCATAGCCCTGCTCGCTGTTCCAGCTCCAGCCCCGCGTCTGGCCCTCCTTGTGGAACTCCAGGATGGTGCGCTCGGCCATCGTCGCTTCAACGATCTGCTGGCTCTCCAGGCTGTTGACCGGCTGCTCGCCAATGTTCTGCAGGCAGATGTTCACCGCCTCGAGCAGCGTCGTGCGGCCTGGGGTCAAGCCCTGATTCGCAAGGCCCATCGGAACTCTGCAGCAATGCAGTCCTTATGCTATCGGCACGCACAAAAAAGCCCCCTGGTTCTACGCAGGGGGCCTGGGTGTTCCTTCTGAAGGAGCTTAAGGCACCTCGATCACGCCAGCGCACTCAGGGCGGAGCTTTGCCATGCCGATCGCCATGCGGGCGACCATCAGGGTGGCCTGATACTGGATGTTGAAGTCGCCGCCGGCAGAGGTGATCTGCAGGCCGATGTCCCGCAGGGTCAGCACGCCGATGGCATCACGGTGGAACATGATGGCCCGGCACTTCGACAGATCCTGCTCGTAGTCAGTGTTCTTGTCGTAGGTCGCGTTGTTGGTGTACGCCGACTGGGAGACGTGGTTGCTCCAGATGATCGGGATGCCCTTCACCCGCAGCACGTTGCCACTGGCAAAGCTGCCGTTCTCGCCGCTGGCTCCATTGAAGTCAGCGTTGATGGCACGGGTGGAATCCAGCAGCAGGTCGTACTCCTCAGGGCGCACGACACAGATCATGTCGTCCACAGGAATGTCCTTGGCCAGCATCTTCACCTTCAGGCTGCTGATCATGGAGATCAGCTCATCGCCCTTGGCGTTTTTGCTGGCAGCGGCGTAGCCGCCCGACAGCTGCTCGCTTTGGCCGACGCGGCCGGAGTTGGGGCCTCCGGTGGCGGTGACGGTGGTGCTGGCAGCGGTCTGCGATACGGTCACCTGATAGGTGCCACGCAGGCCGGGGGCATCGCCGCTGGTCTGAGTCAGCTGGGAGACGATCTGGGTGCCTGCCGTCACACCGCTGCCACTGATGGTCATGCCAGGCGACAGCCGGCCACTGCCGACCGCGGTGACGGTCAGGGTGGTGGTGGCAATCGAACCGGTGACAGAAGCGGTTGCGCTGTTCAGGGGCTCAGTGGTGGTCTTGGCAGCGCCGTACAGCACGCGGGCGGCACGGGCGTCCCACTCGCGGGCCAGGGCTTGACCCAGCTGATGCGTCACGTCCTGGCGGACATCGACGTAGTTCATGAGCTCGTCCAGCTCATAGATCACCTCGCTGGCGACCAGCAGGCCATCGAGATTGATGATCCGCTCGTTGCGGTCGGACGAAGTGGTGGGGCTGGTGTCCCCGAGAATCGGAGTCCCGGGCACGTGGTAAGCCGCCGTGTTGCGGCCGCTGACCTGGAAGGCAGCGGACTTGCCGCCGCGGATGTTGCGCTCTTTGACCTTGCCCTTGAACACGCACTTGCGATCAAAGGCATCGAGCACCTCGGTCATGCCGAGTTTCAGGAACAGAGCATCAGTTGCTCCGGCCTGTTTGATTTGACCAAGACGGTCGAGGTTGGTGAGATTGGCCACGGGCCTAAATGGATTGCGAGCCTCTGCTCCAAGGCTGTGCTGGGTTGGGGTGTCTCCCTAAGGAGGCCCAATCAACTGCACCTCTGCAGATCAACTCTTTAGCCCATTATGCGGCGAAGTTCGATCGCGCAAGGGTCTTCTCGTACCAGGCCCGGTATTTCGGATCGGTGTTGTAAAGCCGCTTGCCCTGCGGGTTGGTTTTGCGCATCGCCTCAATCGCCTGCTGCTGCGTTTCAAACACGTCGGTCTTCACCGCTGTGCCGCCGCCGATCAGCCTCGGCTCCTTGGACTCGGCACTGTTGCCAAGACTGGCGCGCACCTGCAGCTGCCGAAGCGCAAAGCGAGCCGCTGCCTTGCCGCTGTCCACAGCTGCGTTGTAGTCGGCCAGCTCTTGCTGATCGAGGTTGGACATCGCCCATTGACTGAGCTGCTGAAACTGCTCATCGCCGCCGACCATTGCCTTGAGCTCTGACACGTCGGCCTCGCTCAGGCCGCTGGCCGAACTCTCTGGTTGCGCCGGAACGTTGCCCTTGGCCGGGGCCACGCCCTGCAGGTAGGTCTCCACCAGCTGTCTGGGCAGCCCGCCCTTCTCCACCAGGGCATCGACGTAGCTGCTGACGTCATCACCGGCCTCGGCCTTTTGCGCCATCTCGAGCGGGTTGATCTCGGCCAGCTCGATGGCGGTGGCCACGGTGTCGCCGTAGAGCTGCTTGCCCAGATCAGGGGTGTACTGGTCCGGCGAGAACTTAGGCCGGTCCTCAACTGCCGAGGAATCCTCGGCAGCTGACTGCTGGCCACGCTGGCTGATGAGCTTCTGGGCCTCGAGGTAGGCCTTCTCCAGGTCCTGAGTGCTCTTGAACTTCCCGGCCAGCAGCGGCCGCTCCTCGCTCTCCTGTCCCTGCTGCTGGGTTTCGGCCTCAGCAATGGCAGCGTTCTGCTGCTGCAGCTCCTCAATGAACTGATCGACGACACCCTCTTGGCCGGGGCCAATCATGTTCTGAAGGTCGGCGGTTGGTGTGGCGGTCATGCAATGGGCTCCTCAGTGGGTTGTTGTTCCGGCATGGGCTGAGCCATCTCCTGGCTCACTGCAGCGGCGTTAGCCAGCTTTTGCGGGTCGGCCATGCCGGCCGCCATTGCTTGCTGGGCCATTGCCATCTGCTGCTGTTGCTGCTGCTCCTCGGCCAGCTGCTCCTCGGTTTTGACCAGGCCGATGATGTCCATGCCCATCGCCCCAGCCAGCCGGCGGATCAGCTCAGCCGGCATCACGTAGGTGGCGATGCCCTCTGGCCCCAGCGCCTGCTGCAGGATTGTCATGAACCTGGCGGTCTTCTCAAGGTCGTTGCCGCGGCCGACAGCGGCCAGGCCGACGCTCACCACCGGCTTGACCAGTTCATTCGGCAGCTTGGGCAGCTTGCCCTTGCGGGTCAGGATCGCCAGCTTCCGTGACACATAGGGTTGTTGAAACTCAGTGGTCAAGATCGCGTAGATGGAGCCGAGGCTGTTCTCGATCTGCAGCGCCTGCAGCCTGACCTCCTCGGCCGTGGTGCGCTCGGAGTCGCGCACATCGGCAAGCATGAACGCCTGGGCCAGCCGGGCCTCGATGCGCGCCAGGCCCTGCGCAGCGACGTTCAGATCGGCTGCCTTGTTCACCTGAATGGTGAACACGTCGTCGGGGTTGCCGGGCAGGTAGGCGCCGTTGGGTGCCTCGGCCAGCTTCTTGGGGTTGGCAATGCCGCTGGGCTTGACGAGGTGCTTGACCTGAGCCGACACCAGCGAACCTTCGGCAATCGCCTGACTCAGGGCCTCAGCCGTTTGCAGGTCAGCAATGCAGGCCGCCTCGACGTAGCCAGGGGAGTAGCCCTGTCCGTCGATCCGGTACATGCGCAAGGGCAGCCAAGGCGACTCGCTGACGCTGGCCGTGCCGCGGGTGCCGGGGATCTCCTTGTCGTTGATCTCCTGGTACCACTTGACCTTCTTGCCCTCCCACTCGACGTGGGTGTAGAGCCGCACCACCCGCTCGTATTCGGGGGTGTGGTCGTCATCAATGATTCCCTCAACCTCGCCGCTGTCCTCGTCCAGCAGTTCGCGGGCCTCGGGCGGCAGGGTCTCAATCGACAGCTGCTCGCAGACGATTGCCTCAAGGGGGTTGCCCATCAGGTCTCGCCGGCACACGTAGCGGTTCAGGTGAAAGGCCTTTAGCCCTTCGTCCGAGACGTACATCAGCACGTTCCCGGAAATGATCAGGTGCAGCAGCATTTCGTGAACGGCCACCCGGTCGTTCGAGGTCTCGATGCTGCGCAGCACAGCGCGCTCAAGCCTGGCCAGGGCCAGGTCGAACTCGCTCTTGGATTTGCCCATCGCCTCAGGGCTGGTGCCAGCGGCAGCCATCTGCTGCTCGCTCTTGGCCATCTCGATCTCGTCGATCGTGAAGCGGAAGAAGGTCTCGGTCGGCGGCAGCAGGGCCAGCAGCAACCGGCTGGCCAGGTTGTGCACGCCACGGGCGCCAATGCCATTCCATGGCAAGGGCCAGGTCTGGTTGTCGTTGGGGTGCGGGTCGTCGCTAAGCGGGATCAGGTACGGCAGGGTGAGCCGCGCAGCTGAGCGTGCCCGCTCAAGGTAGTAGTTGCGGTCAGACTCAAGGGCCCGGTAGCGCTTGACGCAGCTCATGTCATCCTCCGAGGTTTACGCCGACACCGGCGCTGCGACCGGATGAGCCGATGCGCAGGCTGTTCCTTGCGCCCGTGGGCCTGATCCGCAAGCCCTGCGCCGGACGGCGAGTCACGGCTGCAGCGGGAGCGCTGGCTTGAGTTGCCATGCCGGCCAACATCCGCAGGGACTGCGACACGGCTTGGGTGGCAAGGCGTTGAGCACCGATCTGCTGTTGCTGCTGGGCCTGCTGCTGTTGAGCAAGCTGCACGGTCTGGAGCTGGTCGGCCGCAGCCTTGTCAGACGCCTGCTGCAAAGCAAAAAGAGAATTATAATTGTCTAACGCCAAAGCATTTAAGGCTTTATCTTGCTGAAAAAGATAATCAAGATCCTTAAACACTGTGTGATGTATGCCGCCAGCGTCTCCTCTTTTTACGCTTTGGTAAGCCTCTCTATAGTATTTGCCATCGCCTTTGGCTCTTGGACTGTTTTCCCAATACCAAGAATGTGTTGGGTTGTCCGGCATTAATTCCGGCTTGGGGGGCAAAATAATTTTGAGCCCTGTTGATGGCGTTGCCGTGTTTGCAGGGGCCGTGCTCTGGCGCTCCGGCATGTCTGGCCTGATCGGAACCGCCGGGGTCATCGTTTGAGACGGCACGAGCCCGGGCCTTGTTGCCGGTGCTGATGGGTAAAGGCTTGCCATGGCTACACCCCGATGTTCAAGCCAGTGCCTTCGGTCATTGCCGTGGCACCAGGCGCAATCTTGAGCGTGCTCTTGCTCTTGTCCTTCGGCTTGGGCGGCGTGGTCGTCACCGCGTTGTCCGCCTGAACGGTTTGCACCGTTGCGGCGTAGGCGCCCTGCTGCTGCGCAGCCATCTCAGCAGTCGCTGCCGTGCGCTGTTGCTCAAGCTCCAGCCGCTGCTTCTCGGCCTGGGTGTTGGCGTCGTCGATCTGCTTCTGCAGCGCGGCCGTGAACTGCGTCTGCTGGTCACTCATCGACTTTCGATAATCGTCCAGCGCTCGCTGGTTGGCCTCGATGTCGGCCCGGCTGGGCCCCTGGTAGACAACCTGCGGCGCCGATGGTTGGGAGAAAATGCACATGGTCAGTAAGCGGTAGTGATGTTCAGACCAGTGCCAGCGCGTTCGCTGGTCTGTTGACCGCGGTCAATCCGCAGCCCACGCTTGCCCCTGGACCTGGTCATCCCTTCGCGGTCAGAGCCGACCGATGGAGCCTTGGCCGCCTTCTCGGGTGGCGGCGTGCCAATCAAGGCAGCCATCCGTGCTGCGTTGGCAGCCGTGTCATTGGCTCGCTGAGTCTTCAGATCACGCAGCTCAACAAGCGCTTGCTGCTGACCAGCCAGCGCTTGATTCAGCTCAAACTGCTTGACCTTGACGCCCATGTCTTGCGTATGGCGCATGGCGTCCATCTGCATCTGGGCCATGCGGTCATAGGCCCCG